CTCTGGAGCTTTCGCTCAACATTAGAAGGAGTAGAATTAGACATTATAATACAAAATTAGACTCTGGGACAAGAAAATTTTGTGCAGCTAATAAAAATTTAAGATCATCACTGCACATTTTCTCTTTACCAGAGTATAAAGCATAAATCCAATCATCAGAACGCCACATATTTTTAATATCCTTAATTGTAACAACCGCATCATTAAAGACAATCTCACCAACAAAATCTTGTGAATAATGCTTATGCAAATAAGCAATATACCTTGCTATAACATCACGACAATATTCATTTCCAAAAGACTCAATTCGCAAAGCATGAGCTCGCAAAAGATCAAAACGAACATCACTACGTGATGCACCATAAAGCAAAGAACACAAGACTCGTTCAGTTTCTGGTTTTGGCAACCATACTTCATTGTCTTGATCATAATGAAACGATTGACTCAAAAAAGTGGTTTCACTAAGAGGTCGAGCAGTCTCACATGGTGTTTTTGTTGTTACGCCTATCTCAGTCCAGATTTTTCTAATGTTAGTAGGATTAAACCAACCAACAACCAAATCTGAACACGTAAACGTATTATCATCACCATTTAATGCTGCCTCAACATTATCTTCAAAAATAACACGACTTCTCATTTCCAAAGGACACAATTTCAACCATGCATAAGCAAAAAGTCGATAAAGTATCATTGTATTATCAGAAATTGTGTTACCACAACCACTCGGATTTCCAGTGTGTTTTTGTATCAATTCTCCAGTCTCTAAAACAACAACGGAATGTATAATGGACTGATACACTGCTTGCATACGGTTCCAATTCTCACCAGTATGAAACTCAGCAGCTAACATAGACCACCTTATATCTCTTTGTCCAAGTAAAAAAAGAGCTTGTAAAGATGCATCATAGTCACTTTCATCTAACTCAAAAGCATTTGGGTGTTTATTTAAACGTCGATAAAGACGATCCCAACCACACAAATACTTAGTAGATCCAACAAATGACCATGAATCATTAAAACCAGCATAAAACTTATTATTCATATCTAAACAAAGACGATTTAAAGCTACTGTATGCTCAATTGGTGCTGCTGTGAACGTACGCACCTTATTTAATTGTAGTTTTTCCAAAGAACGCATCTCGTTCTTCTGTGAACCACACCAAATAGGCACAATTCTATCCACATTTTCACCACCAATAACATCCCAATAATCCGTCAAAATATCTGACGGAAGTTTACAATCAAAACCTAAACGAGGACTCTCAAAAAATTTCCGCTTATTCGGAAAATGCAAATTAGCAGGATAACCATTACTGGTTGTTTTATCCAAATCGGCACAAACAACTTCATTATTAAGTACACAACTACCATTCATGAAGTAAAAATGCTCTTTGGTCCATTCTCCAGCTAATGCCCACAAATCCATTTCAACGGGTTTTTGAGGTCGATCATATTTAGATAAAGATTGAAACGAAGCTGCAAGATTTAAAAATGTCTTTCGATACCCTTTTGGGAGAGGAATTCCACTCTTGTTGCAGAACTCTCGAAAAGACAAATTAACGTTTTCTCTAGCTAATTGCCTAGAAAAACGATTCACCCAACCTAAATGATCCACTGTTCCATTCGCAAAATGTTTATGGAACAATGGTGATGGTGTTGGATGTAATGGACCCCGTTCCTCATCAAAGATGTTACGTGAGTAGTACTGAGCGTACCACCTACGCCACACCTCTATTGATGGGACGGGGTTTGTGAGAAAATTTGGGCAGCTCCAGCAACTTTAGCCACCATACCATCAGTAACAGGTATAAAAAAAGTATCAACACTAGTGGTTCCATTATGAAAGCCAACAACTTTCCCATTGACATTCACAACTGGACTACAACAAGTACCTTCCACACTACTAACACAATAATAAGCCTTTTCCTGTCCTTCAACAGTACTAATTGCCTTAACTTTAGTGTCATCTTCATGCGTTTTCCTTGCTTTCATATCCGCAACGGAATCAAATGTCACAACTTTAACTTTTTCACCAACAGATGCTCTTGCTACGCCTAAATGTTTAACATCAGGAAAATCCTTCTGAACCAACTTAGGATTAACAGCATAAGTATCAGAGGCTACTTTAACACAGTCAGAGTTTTTATACTCAACAACCCTGTCACCATGATATATTTTAAACTTACCACCAGGACCATCCATATTATGACCTTGGATGATTATGGTGTTCATACAAAAAGTCCCACAAATCTTTCCATTATCATGTTCCATAATACAAATAGAATCTGGTACATGCGCAGTACTAAAGCGCGGCCCATTGACCAACGCTTCCTTCTTTTGCTTACGTTTCATAGATTTCAGCTTACTTTTTAACACTTGTAAGTGTTTAAGACTAGGATGAAATTTATCACATTTGCAATTAGGTTCCACACACATGTCCTCAGAATTTTCTTTCTTTGGAACAACCTGCTTACTATCAGCAGGATTTTCAACCTGTTGTTCTTTCTTTTCTTCCACATGTTGTTGCACATGCGGGTGAACAAACAAAGGAGTACCTTTAGCCTTCTCACAACACTCAGGCAATGGTTGACTTACAGCTACTGGCTTAACACCATACCAAAACAACTCATCAACAGGTTTCTCCTCAGGTTTTTTAACAAAAGTAAGCCACTTAAAAGACTCAAATGCTGCACCACCAACTTCACGACCTTGATTAATAATAAAATCAGTGCCATGTCTAGCAGCACGGCGACCTATACGACGATAAACATTTCCAAGCTCATCCCGCATCATCAATTGTTGAGGATCAGTATCACCATCTTCAGTATCAGAACCTCCAGAGTGCAAATAATGCCTCTTTCCACGTTCTTTATCTTCAGCTGGAACTATCACCTCACACAAGCAATAATCATCGGGCATTGGTTTACATGGACATGTATACATGACTTTCTGACAACGAGGACACTTAATGTCTTCAACACACTTGTGTTCTCTCCGTAAAAGCATATATAACCCAGCTAAAACTAAAATGACACCTACAACAATAAAACCAGGTCCATTCTCAAAACTCTGAACAATATTACTTCCAAACTGCTTAAGTCTTTCAACAAAACCATTTGGAACATCATCTTCAGAATCACTGAGCCCAACCTGTTCAAACAAAGCAGGAGTCTGTTCAGCAACAGGATCATTTAATGCTATGTTACGCTCTCGTTGACAAAATCGTTCACGACCAGTCGTATAAAATTGATTTAACGTAGCAATTGTTGCAGGAGACATATCAACATCAGGATTATCAAGGTGCATAATTGTCTGAAAACGAGACAAACACTCAGGATGATCACAAACTTCAAAAGCCAAACCTGCAACCCGAGACCTACGTTGAACAACATCTTGCACACGACCAAGCACCTCAGTCACAGCTGCATCGACATCATTTGTCTCAGGTATAAATGGCTGCACATCCGATGAAAACAACCGTGAAATAAAACCAAAAGCACTCATACATGTCTTCAAAAACATGCATGCAGTACGAATCTGTGCATATAAAGACATAGCAGCTTTTGGTCCTTCTTTCACGATCATTGGCACTACCAGTGCAACCATCATACAATCAAGAATCTTAATTATCTTACTTTTTGTTAACTTCTCCTTCTTTTCCATAAAATAATCCAAATACAACTTACGCAAAAAAGCATATGCTAATGTAGTTATAGCGAGGTACTGTACATACTCAACCGCCGTAGCAGCTGCTCGAACAGGAGCAGCAGCACCAGTCACAGTATTAACAACTTCCCTCATCTGCAAATTAGCATGTGCTCTTAAGTGATGAGCATGTTCCGACATTTCTTCACGCATCAAATTTAATTCACGGTACACATTGTCAGAAGCTCTATTAGCTATTGTTTCTGTCTTTGCAATAACACTTTGCATATTTCTGTCCACAGAACATTTAAGTTCCGTTAACAGTAAATACACAAACCATAAAAACACAGTTATCACTAGAGCAACCAACAAACCGACCATAATATGAG